CCTTCTCCAGATAGGCCTTGCCGGATTGTCTCGAACAAGAGAGCTCATCTATTTTCGTGTTAAAAGCACTACTTAGGACTCAATCTTGCCGTCTATCCTAAAACTGGCTCCGCATCGAGGGATCGAACCTCGCCCACTTTCATGGATCTCGGATTAACAGTCCGGTGCCGTCACCTTGCTGGCTCATGCGGAATAAAACTTTACTACTACTAACTGGTGGAAGGTGATGGACTCGAACCATCATCGCTCTCCTTGTAAGGGAGACGTATGACCTCTCTACGCAACCTTCCTAAATTAGTGTCTTGCTACTCGCACAACCGAGCCCAAAACTGAGTAGTTACCCTGTCCGCCTGTTGTTATATGGCTAAAACAGTGGGACCAAAAGTACACTGAGCGGCGTACCGGGCTCGAACCGGTCTTATTCTAACTTGGAAGGATAGTGCCATACCAACTAGGCGAACGCCGCTCAGTGTACTCTTAAATCTTTGGTGCCCCCCATGGGAGTCGAACCCACACACCTTGCGGCGTCGGAACCTAAATCCGATGCGTCTGCCAATTCCGCCAAAGGGGCATAACTTGGTACACCCACGGAGAGTCGAACTCCGCTTACCCGGATGAAAACCGGGGGTTCTAACCGATAAACTATGGGTGCGTAACCTTTAACTTATTCGTGTATCCACTTATAAGTCTTTTTTTGTTTAATAAACCAAATATTATTTTTTGGTATATTGTATTCTTCTGCTAAGCCTTGTAATGACTTATCTGTTCTATTAAATATCTCTAATGCTGTTTCTTTAGTTAGTTGTCTTTTGTAATTACCTAACTCTGGTTTAGTCTGTTCTTTTCGATGTGCTTTTCTAAATCTACCAGCGCACCCTCTAGAACAAAACTTTTCTTGCGTTTTTATTACTCTATCTTTATGATATTCAGCACCACAACAAGAGCAAACATAAGCATATTTTGGCTTGTAACCATCATACAATATATAGTATTTCTTTGTATGGTATGACGATGTTACATACTCAAACGCATACTGTAAATCATCTTTGCGTAAAACTTTAACAGTATAACCATAACTTTCTGCTACGGCTGTTTTAATATCTACAGATGCTTGCGCTTCGTATCCTTTTGTTTCGACAATAGTTTTACCATCTGCCAACAAAAAATCCGGATAATACTTAACACCGTTTTGTTCTAGCAATCTAGGAAAGCGTGTAAATTCTATATTATGGTCTATGTTATATATTACCCAACATAATTCGTATGTTGATCCGCAATATATACCTTTATAATATCCCGATTTACTACGCCCAGATCCTTGTCTATAACCACCCATAAATAATTCCTTATATACTTTATTTATGTCCTAGGCCTCTAGATGAATGGTGCATTTAAAACTTGGTTGCGGTCGCAGGACTCGAACCTGGTCTCCAGCTTATGAGGCTGGCGAGCTGCCAATTGCTCCACCACCGCTATAAAACAATAACACCAGTATAGCATTTCTACTAACTGGTGTCAAGTAAAAAATAAAAATTGGTTAATTAAGCGTATGTATTAACTTCAACTGCACCAATTTGATGTACAACTTGTCCTTCTTCATCAACAATTTTTGCACCGTGATGATTAGTGTTTTCTATGTATCTTGTAGCATGTTCCATGCTTTCAAATATCTGTTCTTCTATTCTTAAAATACCATCTAACCAATGGTTTGTTCTTACTGTATGCTTACTCATTATTCGTCTCCGTTAAAATATTTTGACCATATCTTTCGTGTCTTATTTGTATACTTAGTTAAATTTCGTTGATTTAACCATACATTGACTTGAGGTAATATATGAGTTCTTTCAATAGCATTAGCAATTTCAGTACTTTCTGCCGGACGAGCATTGAACCATCTAGTAGCCCAAGGTATTTCGTAACTACCTACAACTGGAACGCCTTGACTAATTAAGTCTGCGCTGACAATATTGAAAGTTTCGCTAAAGTTACATTGTAGCCCGATATCCATTTGACTACATAACTCTAAAAACTCTTCTCTAGGACGCCATTCATGACCAATAAGTTGATGACCTTCTTTGTACAAGTGTTGAAAGAAACCACGTAGATTATTTAACACTGGATCACCTTTCATTTCAATGCGTCCAACATTGATATGAAAACGTAATTGCTTACCATTTTCTCTAGCAAATTTTAATGCTGCTACAGCCTGTACCATGTGATTCTTTAATGGTCGTACTGCACCAAAACAAGCAATATCTACCCAATGCTTATTGCTGTTGTATTCTTTACGTTTGTATTCTTGTGGATAGAAATTAGGCATGTATATTACACGCTCAATAGTTTGAGCATTGGTCCATTTTTGTTTAATATGCAAAAATGTACGCACTTCGTCTAACATGCGCGGAGCATTTACCCCGATAATAATATTTTTGTAAGTTACATAATCACCAATCCAATCCATGGCCATACCTTCGCCAGCCATAAATGGCATTTCACTGTGTAAGCGAATAATCCATTTTACTCCAGGATGTAGTTTGGTTAAAATAGCAAACTTACTAGGTACTACCCAAAGTGCTTCAATTATAACATGTGTAGGTTTGTGTTTATTTACTAACCGATCAATGCAGTTATTATCAATCGCCACTTCTAAATGTGCTTCTATGCCCATGTCATTGAGCATTTGTTCCATAAAACTCGCCGAATTAAAAAGCCCCGTGGATAAACCTTTAGGGCTATGTTTGATTTCGTTATAATCCTCACGGCGTTTAAGGATAAAAAGTATTTTGGTTGTCATTGAAGTTGTCACTTTAAATAATAATATTCATATTTATACCTTATAATATTACACTATTATTATCTAGAATTTGGCGCCTCGTAGGAGAATCGAACTCCTTTGTTCCACTAGACAGGCGGACATAATAACCATTATATCAACGAGGCATAAAAAGTAGGACGGGTGGGCTACGATCCCACCACCTCGACGTTAAAAGCATCTTGCTCTTCCAAATGAGCTACCGTCCCAAATTTGGTGGGTGATCTAGGAGTCGAACCTAGTTTCCAGAGGACACAGATTTACAGTCTGCTGCAGTCGCCAATGCTGCTCATCACCCATATTCTTTATTTTAATCTACTGTAAACAGGAAAGCCAAAGCCCCCTTGTTCAACATCATGTTCGTTCATGATTAATCCTCCTTTAGCATTTTATCCGCCTGCAATTAAGTTTAAATCAGCGGTTATAACCTTAGCTCAGGCAAGCACTGCCTGTCGGGATAGTTATGTTTCCCTACTGCGCTCTAGATTGGGGGCTTCCTTGGATACTACGCCAGTACGCTATCCTCGTTCTCGTAGGGATTAAACCCCTTCCTGCCACACCTCAGTCCACAGGACTATACTTGCCTGTGTTCAAGTTAAATTGGTCTCAGTGGTTGGATTCGAACCAACGATCTCATGCTCCCAAAGCACGCATAATAGGCCTGGCTATACGACACTGAGTTTAACGCACTCATATGAATGCGTATAATAAAGCACACTGGTTGACCCTTGAAATCAGAAGACGCTTTGCTCTTGACGCAATGTGCTTTATTATAACTAGAATTTTCTGTTCACATAAGAACATGCCATCCTCTAGTACGCCCGTTCAACATACTATCTTTAATGTGCCTTGTCATGGACCTCGTTTCCCTGACACATAAAACAAAAAACAAAAAACCCTAAGTCTTTCGATCTTAGGGTTCTTAGTTAAAATTCACTTATATTATATATAAACTCTAACTAAGATCCCCACAGATACTATTCGGTGTGCGATCATTACCTAATGTCTCAATCGCTGACCAATAAGACATCGCGGCAAGTGCTATCACTTGTTTCGATCCTTTAAATTGATGTAGCTGTTTAAACATTTTGCTTTCGCATTCCTTTAATTAATTTGTTACTATAACAACAAGTATACATTCTATTTATACCGTTGTCAACCTCTTTTTTTATTTCTTATAAATTTATTTATACCAAATTATAATATATGTATATTTTTCGCCTCTTTTTGACGAATTGCTAACTCAGTAGTACCTATTGTAACATGAAGTGGGCTACCTGTCAACCCCTTTCTGATAATTTTTATTTCTTTACCCTCTCGCAGACCTAGACCATATAGTCTTCTATTGTAACCATCATCATCAAAATGTAAATCTTTGATCACAGCTACTTCACCGACAGCTAGGTCTGCTAGGGTTTTCGCCATATATAGATCTTGTCCTGTTTCTTTTTGCCTTGCTTGAGTGAATCTTGTCGTTGGCCCATTTGTTGTTTTAGGTCTTCCTCAAGTTCACAAGGTGTTAAGCCATTCTTAACAGCATCTTCATACATTTTAGGACTGATATTAAAACACACATGCCCGCCTGGCTTAATATGATCTAAGCATTTTTGCCACAATGGTATAAAGAATTCTCGATAAAATGCTGTGTCGCTGTCCCAAAGATCCATGTGCTCATATATCTCTAAATTTATATATGGCGGGCTAGTAAGTACAAAATCATATTCAATAGTACTAAAGTCCACATCTAAACAACTAGACCAAATCATCTTTAAATTTGATTCATTTTCAAACTTAATATTCTTGTTGCCAAAATCACTGTATTCTTCTAAGAACTTAATCATGCCATCGTAAGCAGGTATCATTTCTATGTTAGTATCAATACCAGTATAGTCAATGTCTAATGCCCACGCACCTAACATACGACCACCCCATCCTGCTGTAGGATCTAACACACTCTGAGCATTATACTTTTTATATAAGTATTTGGCTGTAGTAGCTTTGAACATTACAATACTGCCTAGATTAATTCTAAAACATTCAAATACATTACCTGCCGCAGTACGACCACCTCTATTACGTAGTTTGGTCTGCTCGATTAACTTGGACCATTCATCTGCATCATTCCAAATGTCGTAGA